GGCATCATAAGTCGCAGGGTTACGAGCCTGTTGGTTCACAACCTGTTGGAACTCAAAGCCAGCGTTAGACTTCATGCCACCTTTGCGGTCATCTACGGAGATTTCGTAGGTGTCCCAGATGATCTGCACGGGACTAGCGTTCAAGTCAAAGCGGTGGGCTGTGTAGCCTTGGCGACCGGCTTGAATAGCAGGACGAACTTCGACAGCGTTACGCCAGCCGTTGTTACCGACACCTTCAGATGGAGGTGTGTCCCAAACTTGTTTTACCTCACCATTGAGGACTTGTACATAATGTGTCATTTAAGACTCCTTTAAAAAATGTGATTTATGTTGAAATTTTAAGTGGTTTTAATGGCTAGTGTGAATAAACCACCACAAGCTGGAGTTGTCCAAGTAGTTAATGATCCTATTTGGATTGGTGAAGATTTATTTACAGTAGTGCCATCACCAAGCTGTCCCATATTGTTAAATCCAAAAGACCACAAAGTACCATCGGTTTTAGTACAGGCGCTAAAGTATCTTCCAGCGGATACATTAAGCCATGTAGTTAATGAACCGACTTGTTTTGGTGAAGAATAGTTAGTTGTATTACCTAAACCTAAACTTCCTTGAGCATTTTCGCCCCAAGCGTATAATGCCCCAGCTGTTGTGGTAGCCACTGTAGTATAGAATCCACCATCAAAGGATGACCATGTTGTTAACGCGCCTATTTGTTTAGGAGATGAATAACCGTTTCTGTTACCTAAGCCTAATTCACCAAACCCATTTGCACCCCAACCCCATAGGGTTCCATCTGTTTTACGTGCAAGTGTGTATGCCCTCCCGCTTGCTATTGCCGCCCAAGTAGTTAATAAGCCTACTTGTTTAGGAGAAGAGTAATAGGTTGTATTACCTTGACCTAGTTGACCACTTTCATTCTTACCCCAATTCCATATAGTACCATCAGTTTTAAGAGCTATGGCAAAATACCCGCCTCCTGCTACATTAAGCCAGTTTGTTAATGATCCTACTTGTACGGGAGATGAACGATTAGTTGTGTCTCCCAATCCTAACTGCCCGTTAGCATTCTGACCCCAAGACCACAAAGTACCGTCAGTTTTTGTGGCTAGTATAAAATTAAAACCGCTTGCTATTTCTGACCAATAAGTAAGTGCGCCTACTTGTTTAGGAGATGAGTAGTTGGTTGTATTGCCTGTGCCTAATTGACCAGAAGAATTATTTCCCCAAGCCCATAATGTTCCGTCCGTTTTAATGGCTACTGAATTATTGTATCCACCCGCTATTTTTAACCACGTAGTTAAAGATCCTACTTGTTTAGGAGATGAGTAATAGGTAGTGTTACCTAAACCTAGTTGACCCACTTGATTACGACCCCAACTAAACAAAGCTGGCCCCGGCTGGCTAGGCCAAGTCCCCGCCGCCTTAGCATTGGCTTGACTGCTGATGTTCCAGATACCTGAGTATTGAACGCCTGATGTGGTAGTCATGTTGTTATCCTAAAGCCAAAACAAAATCATCACCGCCAGCTATGGCAATCCAAGTGGTTGATGACCCAACTTGATTTGGAGATGATCTATTAGTTGGTGTTCCGTAGTCACCTAATCCTAGTTGACCTTGAGTATTTGATCCCCAAGTCCACAAAGTTCCATCGGTTTTGATAGCGTTTCCAGAATACCCACAACTAGCAATATAAAGCCATGTGGTTAATGCACCAATTTGCTTTGGGCTTGAATAAGTGCTGGTATTACCAAGACCCAATTGACCTTGACCGTTAGTACCCCAAGACCAAAGTGTGCCATCAGTTTTATTTGCCAAAACAAAATACGAGCCAGAAAAAGCGTTTGACCAAGTAGTCAGTGCACCTATTTGTTTAGGAGATGAATAATAAGTAGTGTTTCCTAAACCTAAAACACCAGAAGACCCTGAACCCCATGACCACAAAGTGCCATCTGTTTTAATGGATATAACACTATAACCACTTGAAGAAAATTGAACTTTTGACCAGTTGGTCAACGCTCCAACTTGCTTGGGAGATGAATAATTAGTAGTATTTCCAATACCCAATTGACCAAAGTTGTTTCTACCCCAAGTCCACAAAGTGCCGTCAGTTTTAATAGCTACACTAGATTCATAACTAGCAGAAACAAGAAGCCAGCTAGTCAATGCGCCAATTTGTTTAGGGCTTGAATAGTTTGTGGTGTTACCCAAACCCAGTTGTCCTCTGTTATTTCTTCCCCACGCCCACAATGTGCCATCAGTTTTAGTAGCCAAGGTGTAACTGTAGCCACCAGAAACATTAAGCCAGTTGGTCAATGCACCAACTTGTGTAGGAGATGACCGATTGGTAGTGTCTCCAAGCCCAAGCTGTCCTATGGCGTTTCCACCCCACATCCACAAAGTACCATTAGGTTTTGTAGCAATACCAAAATTTCGTCCAGTAAATATTTTTGTCCAAGATATTGAACTGCTAACTTGTGAAGGTGTAACCGATCTTGTCGTAGTGCCCAAACCTAACTGTCCACTAGCGTTATAGCCCCAAGCGTACAAATCATAGGTAGTCGTTTGTGCCGCAAGCGGGTTAAACCCCGGCTTGTTGATCCCAGCGGCATATCTAAAGCTCACGCTACGCTCCTTAGTGCGGCACGATTGGCGTTTAAACGCTCCTTGATCTTCTCAAAAGGAGCTTCCCATTCGCCAAATACTTCTTGCCTGAATAAAGTCATGGTGTCGTAATAAGGTGTTTTGTCGCCATCAAGTGCATACAGGTAGTAGCCCATCACTGGAATCACTACCCAAGTCTCAACACCCATAGCCGCCGCCAAATGGCTGACCGATGTGCAAGAAGAGATCACCAGATCACAACTAGCCACCGCCGCTTGGGTGTCTGCCCATGTGTTTAATGGTACTTGTTTTACCCATGTTGGGCAAGCATCTGCACCCTCATCACGCTGTAAAGAAATGAACTCTGCGTCTGCGTCTTTAATAGCGCCAAACAGTAACTCATAAGGGAATCGCTTGTTATGGTCATCTTCAAATTTACTGTTGCCCTGCCAGCGGATGCCGATGCGCTTCTTGCGGCCTTTGATGGTCGCAGGCTTAGTGATGTAAGCATCGCCCCGCAGGTCTGACATCTCATATCCAAGGTAGTTAGGGGCTGTCATACCATAGCACCAGAAGTCATGGAACACGCCAAACTCAGCACCAACTTGAACAACAGCGGATACGCCTTCAATGCCTGAGAACAGGCCAGCCAGTTGACCTGAACAGCAGACCACTACCTTGTTACCCCTAGCCACTAAATCACGGGCATAGCGCACTTGGTGAATCTGGTCGCCCAAGCCGTGGTCGCAGTACAAGAGGATTGTTCCTTTGGTCTTACCGTCCCATTCAGGGGCTGGTGTGTCTGGGCGGCGCTCACCGATGATCCCGCAGTAACGACCGCGATCCATCTGCTTGTAGCCTTCGCCAATATGACCCTGCTTGAGTAGATACCATGAACGGTTATAGGCCGCACGGTGGTCGTTAGGACGCTCTGCGTGGAGCTTCTCAGACAGTCTCCAACCTTCAGCAAAGTCACCCATCTTGCCTGCGGCGACCTGTAGATCAAGGTCATCTAACTCAGGCATAGTGCGTGAATTACCGCTCCAGAACTCTGGCTGGCAGAACTGGTTGTAGTGGTGCTTAAGCAGGTCTTTAGACTTGTCGTTGTGCTGTTTAGCCAAGACTGGTTTGACATCGTGCATACCAGCGTAGCCGTGCAGGTTCTCATCGTCTTCTTTGACTGACGAGCCATCAATGTTGGAGAAGTCGTAATCGTATGCAGGCAGTTCCAAGAACTCATGGATACGGGCAAGTTCTGCGCGGGGATCAGCCAACAGCTTGTCGTATTCAACCATTAGGAAGTTCTCTGGCATGGCGGCGTAGCCAGCTTCCAAAGACAGGTAAGCGGCCTTCAGGTGGTCAGCTAACTGTCCTGAGTACATGAACTCATCCAGATCAGCAGGCTTTGCCACACGGACAAATGAAGCCATGCAATCAGGAACAGGACGAACCGTAGCAATCACCTTGCATGGGCGGCCAATCACTTGAGACATTGCACCCATGATCTGGGGGATAGGCCAGCCACGGGACTTGTCAATAATGACAGGCTTGTCTGTATCAGCGTAAAACGCATCAATGCACCCACGCATGGTCTGTGCAAGTTTCTCTCTGGTGGGGTCGTTCTCATTGAGAAGACCCGCTGAATGCCAAGTATTAGCCAAACCATCAAGGGCGTGGACAAGCCCAGATGTGGTGGATACATGAGTCATTGGGTTCTGGTTCAGGATAGCCGCAAGGACTGTTGAGCCAGAACGAGGAATGCCAGAGAGGAAGTGCAGTGTTTTGTTCATGTGGTTATTTTATGTTGGGAATATTCAATTAGACAATGCAATTGCTGAATTGCCAGCCGATATTACACTCCATCCACTTCCAGAACCAACTTGTTTTGGACTTGAATAATCAGATGTATTTCCTATTCCAAGCTGTCCATCAGCGTTACCACCCCAAGACCACAATGTTCCATCAGTTTTAGTGGATAAAGTAAAGTTTGCATTATTTGCGGCGGCAACTTTACTCCAATTAGTTAACGAACCAACTTGCACTGGCGATGAGTATTTTGTTGTATTACCAAGACCCAATCTTCCAGTCTCACCGTTGCCCCACGCCCACAGAGTTCCATTGTTTTTAACTCCGAAGGCAGAAAATGACATTGCCACATAAGTCCATGTAGTCAATGCACCAATTTGTTTAGGGGATGAATAGCTTGTTCTGTTACCCAAACCTAATTGACCAAAATCATTTCTACCCCAAGCCCACATTGTGCCGTCTGTTTTAACAGCAAGAGCCGCAGAATATCCAGCGGCAATTTGCAACCAATCAGTTAAAGCTCCTATTTGCTTTGGGGAGGAATAAGATGTGGTATTTCCAAGTCCAAGTTGTCCAACATTATTTCCACCCCAAGACCAAAGCGTTCCATCAGTTTTAATTCCGTATGAAGTACCTGTGCCAACTGAAAAAATACCACCAGCAGCAACTGAAGCCCAATTAGTTAATGCTCCAATTTGTTTTGGACTTGAGTAGTTAGTCGTATTCCCAAGCCCCAACTGCCCAGAACTATTGTCACCCCACGACCACAGGGTTCCATCGGTTTTTACAGCAATAATTCCAGCATAAGAGCCAGCAACACTCAGCCAATTAGTTAAAGCGCCAACTTGTGCTGGAGTTGATACTGATGATGTATTTCCATTGCCAAGAGCGCCAACATAGTTATAACCCCAAGACCACAATGAATTATTAGAACCAATAGCAAAAGTATTGGTTGCACTCATGTGTATATTTTTCCACGACGAAGAGCTACCAATTTGTTTTGGCGAAGAATAATCTGTTGTATTCCCCGTTCCAAGTTGATAAGAACCATTGTCACCCCACACATACATACTGATAGTTGGTGTAGGCCAAGTCCCAGCCGCAATAGCGGCATTCACCTGTTGCATTGTCCAGATGCCTGAGTATTGAACGCCGTCGTATGTTACTGGCATATTAGTACTGAAGTCCTATAGCAAAATATAACCCGCCAACAGGGGCTGTTTTCCAAGTTGTTAAAGAACCTACTTGTTTTGGAGAAGAGTAATATGTCCTATTGTCAAGGCCAAGTTGACCAACATTATTAGCGCCCCATGACCACAATGTTCCGTCTGTTTTAGTTGCAACAGAAAATAGATAAGGACAATTGACCGTACTCCAATTAGTCAATGAGCCAACTTGCTTAGGAGAAGAGTAATTTGTATTATTTCCAAGACCTAATTGTCCCGAAGAATTTTGACCCCACGTCCACAATGTTCCGTCAGATTTAATGGCTGATGCATAGAAGTTACCACTACCAACAGTACTCCAATTAGTCAATGCTCCAATTTGTTTTGGAGATGAATAATCTGTCCTATTTCCAAGACCTAAATTACCAAAAAGATTGTATCCCCATGCCCACAGTGTTCCATCAGTTTTAATGGCTATAGAAGTATCTCCCCTATACCCGCCACTTGATAATTTCAACCAATTAGTTAATGAGCCAACTTGCTTAGGAGAGGAATATAAAGTTGTATTACCCAATCCAGTTTGGCCTTGGTTGCCATATCCCCAAGACCATAATGTGCCGTCTGTTTTAATTGCTAAAGTAGTATTACCTTGACAGCTTATAACTGCCCAATTGCTCAATGAGCCGACCTGCTTAGGAGAGGAGTAATTTGTTATATTTCCAAGACCTAATTGCCCATAATCATTTCTACCCCAGCCCCACAGTGTCCCATCTGTTTTTATGGCCATAGCATTACCAGCATAAAAACCTGCACTTACTTGCAACCAACCTGTTAAAGCTCCAATTTGTTTGGGGGATGAGTAGTTTGTTCTATTTCCAAGACCTAGATTTCCATTGGTATTATTTCCCCAAGACCAAATCGTGCCATCAGTTTTAATTCCAAATGATGCGTAACCATTTGCGGCAAGAGACAGCCAGTTGGTTAATGATCCTACTTGTTTTGGAGAAGAATAACTAAATGTATTGCCAATTCCAAGTTGACCACTACCATTTTGACCCCAGCTATACAAATTATATGTATAGACAATAGGCGGAGTAGCCAGCGGATTAAACCCCGGCTTAACAATACTCCCCGGAAACATTTGTCTTATAGACATACTGTTCCCCTATCAGCTTGCGATTGACTCGTAGCTGATCGTGTAAGTGATACCGCTAGATGTACCGGATGTCACCACAATAGATGAGTTCTCCATCAGGTACACAGCCGTTGTCTTATCTACTGCAATCACAGATGCACTAGCTGGCACTGAGATCGTAGAGATAATTGGGTAGTTTGTACCTGCTCCGGCGGCGGCTGAGTTAATAGCCACTGTTGCATTTACAGCGCTTGAGCCGTTCACATTAGCACACACAATCTGGTTGATCTTAAAGACCAGACCAGAAGATGCGGCGTTAGACAACAAGGTATTAGCTGTCGTGTTAGCTGGTGTGAGGTATGTCGTGTTACCTGTGAGGGTGGTGACATTGATAATATTTGGATTTGCCATGGTGGTTCCTTACAGACCAAAAACGATTGAGAAAGCGATGGCTTGACCCTTGGTAGCGCCAGCCGAAGCAGGAGTTACAAAAGACAAGTTGCCAGCGCCATCAGTTTTAATAACCTGATTTGCCGTGCCATCCGCAGTTGGGTACTTCAAGCCAGCAGGGTTGTTCATGATGCGTATGACCGTGCCTGATGCGTTCTCGGCATACAGAGCCATGTCAGTGTTGGCGATGTTGAAGCCGAGTTCCCCCGGCAACAGGTCAGCCGCCAACGGCACAGCCGCACCTGTCGTCGTGCGATAAAGTTGAATTGGTGTAAAGCCTGCTTGTGCCATTAGAAAGTTCCTCCTGAGATTCCTGACCATACGGGAGCTGATGCACCCGCCGATGTTAACACCTGACCTGCTGTTCCAGCCGCAGTAAAGGCGTAAGCTGTACCAGTTCCATAAGCCGAGCCGCCTGCTGTAGCTGTTGCAGTTGAGTTTGTACCGCCGTTAGCAATTGCTACAATTCCTGTGACATTAGATGCTGTGCCAGTGGTGTTTTGATTAAGTGTTGGGACATCAGCCACTTGAATTGTGTTCATCACAACATTTGTGCCATCGCCTCGCAAATACGACCCGCTAGTGACTGCACCAGCAAAAGCATTCATTGCTGTTTGAGCTGATGTTTGACCAGAACCACCATTAGCCAAAGCCAAAGTGCCAGCCAAAGTAACCGCACCACTAGTGGCCGTGTTTGGCGTCAAACCAGTGGTTCCTGCGCTGAAAGTTGTCACACCACCAGCAGGAGCTGGTTGCCATGAGGCAGTTGTGCCGTTAGACGATAAAAGATAGCCGTTAGCACCAATCGCCAATCTGGTAGCGCTGTTAGTGCCATCGCCAAGAATCAAGTCACCAGTTGTAGTAATAGGCGATAAAGCATTGAATGCCGCACCCGCTGTAGTCTGACCAGTGCCGCCATTTCCGATTGCTACAGTACCCGTAACGTTAGCCGAATTGCCAGAAATATTGCCAGTGACTTGTGAGCCGGGCAAGCTTAAGGCGCTTAGAGTTGTTAGTGTTGCGTTGGTTGTGGCTGTAATGTTAGCCGCAGTGCCCGTTGTGTTTTGGTTAAGCGTAGGAACATCGGCAACTTGTATGGTGTTCATCACCACATTAGTTCCGTTACCTCGTAAGTACGATCCACTTGTCACTGCACCCGCAAAAGCGTTTATTGCCGCTTGAGCTGTTGTTTGACCTGAGCCGCCGTTGGTAAGCGCCAAAGTCCCCGCCAAGGTAATGGCGCCTGTGGATGCTGTACTTGGCGTAAAACCAGTAGTTCCAGCATTGAAGCTTGTAACACCACCAGCCGCACCGTTTGCCGCGGCGGTAATCTGACCTTGCGCATTCACCGTAATGTTGGCAGAAGTATAGCTACCAGCCGTCACCGTGGTGTTAGCTATAGAGATGGTTCCTGTAGAGGTGATTGGGCCTCCCGTGAGACCCGTACCCGTAGCAACAGAGGTTACGCCAGTACCTGTGACGATTGCACCCCAAGCGTTATTTGCGTAACCCTCAAACGTAGCTGTCGTGGTGTTGTAGCGAAGCTCACCATTGTTTGGAATGGCGGCGCGCTCAGCGGTTGTGCCAATGGGTAGGGTGACGCCCTCAGTGCCGGGCAACTCTGGGTTCGTCGTAATCGCAAACGTAGGATTACCAGAAGCGCCGTTTCCGTTGGTTACAGTGATCTGATTCGCCGTACCCGTGAGATCACGACCAGCAACCGTTGTTCCACCACCAGTCATGGCAAGCATACCCGTGCCAGACAGATTAGCCACCGAAGCGGCAACACCTGTCAATTGGAATGTTGGGTTGCCTGATACGCCGTTACCGTCAGAAACGGTTAAACCAGCTCCAGACGTAGATAAGGTGCGCCCTGTTACCGAGCCACCAGACTTGGCAATAATCCCGTTAGAAGCCGTTTCAAGGCTTCCTGAGACGCCATTCAAGGTGATCTGAAGGGTGGACTGCGCACCACCATCAACCAAACCAACACCTGTTCCGCTAGACAGCGCTCTGCTGTTAGCCAATGTGGGCTCTTGGTTCTTCGTAATAAACGTCTGAGTCTGAACGGGAGAACCCGCAAGCGCGGCAGTCGTTGTCTGTACGGTCTGACCGTTTTGAACAATAGGGACTGCCTCTGTACCAGTAATTGCACCAGCGGCAGGTAATTGTGTGATCGTTACTTGTGCGGACATATTATGGGCTCAGTTGGTCTAGGTTGCCGTTATTCTCAGGATCCTGAGTGTTACCCTCTGTCGAGATGATAAAGCTACCACCAGTGATACCGTTTTGGGTAGTGACAATGTTGTTGTCATTGGCGGCAACGCTCACGTCAGGACGTGGGAATCTGATCGTTATTCTCTCAGTTTTTCGGGCTGGAAGTCTATAGGGATCTTTTTCATCTGCACAGTTTTGTCCACAGACTTGGAGGCCGGGGAAGTTCGGGTCAGGTCTCATCTCATCATGGGCGCGCTTCATCTTGCAACGATCACAG